ATTTGCATTGGCAGCGGCAGCGGCAGCCGCCTATGCGGTAAAGATTGGCATTGATGGCGTTAAATCAGCCATTGAGGATGAGGCAGCACAACTTAGATTGGCTAACGCATTAAAGACTGCGACAGGTGCAACTGATGCCCAAATCAAAGCAACTGAGGATTATATTTCTAAAACGCAATTGGCGACTGGAATCACAGATAATGATTTGAGAAACTCATTCCAGCGGTTATCGGTAAGCACAAAGGATGTCACCAAATCTCAGGATTTATTAAACCTTGCAATTGATGTTTCAAAAGGCACTGGCAAAGATTTAGCAACAGTCACTGAAGCATTGGCAAAATCTTATGAAGGCACTGATGGAAAATTAGCAAAACTAGGAATTGGTTTATCAGCGGCTGATTTGAAGGCAATGGATTTCACACAAACAACCCAGGCATTGAGTGATCTTTATGGCGGATCAGCAGCGGCAAATGCTGAAACATTCCAGGGGCGCATTGATCGGTTAAAGCAAGCATTTGAGGAAGGCAAGGAATCTATTGGTGTTGCGTTGTTGCCAATCCTGGAGAAATTGATCGGATACATTTTTGAATATGGCGTGCCAGTATTTAATAAATTCAAAGATGCCTGGAATGTGGTCGCTGATGCAATTGATAAGAATAAAGAAAAATTTGCTGACTTTATTGACTTACTAAAAACCTATGTTTTGCCAGTGTTGGGCACAGTATTCAGCACAGTCACAGATTTAGCAGCTAAAGCCGTTGCATTTGTGATCAACATATTTGGCACAATCATTGGTGCAATAACACCAACAGTGAATTTCTTTATTGATGCAATCAACAAAATCATCACTGCATGGAATTTTGTGACCCGATCAAATGTGGCTTACATTGGGAAAATCGGTGGCGGTGGCAATGCTGCTGGGAATTATGATTATGCAACCAGTTCATCATTTACTTATGGCGGATCAACTGCATCAAGCGGATCAGCAGGTTCATCAGGTGGTTCAAGTGGGTTGCTGGGTGCAATGGGCAGTGCCACTGGCACAACTGGTTCATCAGCCAGTTCATCAGGCGGAGCAATATCTGCTGCAACAAGTTTGCCTGATTTGGTTTCAAAGTTGCAAGGAATTTCAAACAAAATAGCAGATACAACATTTTTACTGGCAACAGATGCCATCAGTTCAAAAACTGCGCAATCAACATTAAATGGATTACAAAAACAATTTGATGTTTTAAGCAATCAAGCGGATGCATTGAGCCGAACAGAATCCACATTTGTTGGCACGCCATTTGGTCAAGCGCAAACTATCAATTTGACAGTCAATGGCGCAATTGATTCTGAAGGCACTGCGCGTGTGATTGTTGATACTTTGAATGATTCTTATTATCGCGGCACTAATGGTGCATCTATTTTGGCAGGTTTAAGATGACAGTCTGGAATCCAGTATGGCGGGTCAAAATCAATGGGGTTGATTACACAACTGCAATCCTTGCAAATCTAAGCATCACCAGTGGGCGCACAAACATCTACACCCAAGCGCAAGCGGGATACATAAACATTGAATTGATTAACCTGGATCAATCACCCATTTTAGCTGAAATCAATCAAGCCATAACAGTTGAATTGCAAGATTCATCAGCTGCATTTGTGCCGATATTTGGTGGCTCAATTGTTGATGTCGCAGTTTCAGTCACTGATGTTGGATCAGTTGCTTATTCACAAACAGTCACAATTATTGCATTAGGTGCGCTTGCAAGATTGCCGAAGGCATTAACGAATGGTGTATTGTCTAAAGCACATGATGGCACTCAAATTTACAACATATTAAAATATGTTTTGTTTGCTCAATGGCAATCAGTGCCTGGAGCATTAACCTGGGCATCCGCTGATCCAACAATGCAATGGGATGATGCATTTAATACTGGATTGGGTGAAATTGATCAACCTGGCAATTATGAATTGGCTAACCGCGGATCAAATCGCACTGATGTTTATTCGCTAGTTTCAGCACTTGCAAATTCGGGACTGGGATATTTGTATGAAAATCCACAGGGGCAAATCTCATATGCTGATTCTACACACCGCACAACATACCTGGCAGCAAATGGTTATGTGGAATTAACCGCAAATGAAGCCCTGGCAAATTCATTAAAGATTCAAACCCGCGCAGGTGATGTGCGAAACAATGTAACAGTCAAATATGGTTCATTGTCAGCTAGTGAGGTCAGCGCAACTGATCCTGCATCCATCACCCTTTATGGAGATTTGGCGCAGATATTTACTACAACAATATTTAATTCAGCGGATGCAACTGCTCAGGCTGCATTTTATTTGGCAATCCGCGCCTACCCTGAGCCAATGTTTAACTCAATCACTTATGAATTAACAAACCCTGAGATGGGTGATGGTGATCGGGATTCATTGATCAACATATTCATGGGGATGCCAGTTCAAATAACTGATCTGCCATTAAATATGAGCGCAGGATCATTCCTGGGATTTGTTGAAGGCTGGACAATTAAAGCTGCTTACAACCAGGTTTCAATTTCGCCAGTGTTATCACCATTGGCATATTCACTCAATGCAATGCGTTGGAATGATGTGCCGATCACTGAACACTGGAACACAGTTTCACCAACACTGATTTGGGAAAATGCAACATTGGTTGCATAGAAATGGAGAAAAAATATGAGTAATCCAACCAGCAATTTTGGCTGGGTCATGCCTGATTCAACTGATTTGGTGACCAACTTACCTGCTGATTTTGAGGTATTTGGTCAGGCAGTTGATACATCAATGGCTGATCTTAAAGGTGGCACTACTGGTCAGATACTATCTAAGGCATCAAATGCTGACATGGATTTTGCATGGACTGCAACTAACCCTGGAGATATAACTGGCGTGACTGCTGGCACTGGTATCAGTGGCGGTGGCACATCAGGTGATGTGACAGTCACAAACTCAATGGCAACTGCAATCACAACAAATGGTGATTTAATTTATGGAACAGGTTCTGGAACATTTAGCAGATTAGGTGCTGGATCAACTGGTCAAGGATTAAATATAGTTGCAGGAATCCCTGCATGGAGTGCAAGTGCCACATCAACGCTAACCACAACAGGTGACATGCTTTATGCATCTGCTGCAAATACATTGGCGCGCAGAGCAATTGGCACAACTGGTCAAGTTTTAACAGTGGCAGGTGGTGTGCCGACCTGGGCAACTGCTTCTGCTCCAGGTGCAAACTATACTTTATTAAACACAGGTGGCACATCATTAACTGCCGCAACTGATATAACAGTTTCAGGCATATCAGGCGCAAACAAAATAATGGTTAGAGTTACTAACGCTTCGGCAGCATCATCAAACAGCATGACTATAAGATTTAATGCTAATGCTTCCAGTATTTACAGTAGATTTGGTGGTGGTATAACTGCCGATCCTTCTTATTTAGCCAACATTTTTTTCAGCAATGGAAACACAGGAACTAGTTTTCCATTTGGAAAAATGGCAAATAGTACTAACGGATTTATTAGCGGTGGTATTTTGCTTGATGGGTGTAATTCATCAGGTGTTAAACCCGTAACAGTTTTACAAGGTGCTGATTATGCTAGTGGCTCAGGACAAATACACAATTATTACCAAGGTATTTTTGATTCATCTGCCACAATTTCAAGCGTTACCATTAGTAGCAGCGGTGGTAATTTTGATGCTGGCGAAATCTATGTTTATACAACCGCATAAGGAGATAATATGAAACGAACAGAGAAAGAGTTTAACGCCTTAACAGGTGAAGAAACTATTACCGAGCGTGAGGAAACTGCGCAGGAGAAAAAAGAGCGTGAAGCATTTGCAAAAGATGTTGCAGCCCGACAAGCCGAAACCGAAGCAAAGGCAACCCGCCGCCAGGAAATCCTGGACAAATTGGGTTTGACCAATGATGAGGCGCAATTATTGCTGGGCTGATGATCAGTCAAAATGGTTGGACTGCATCCGCTGATCCTAAAGAAATCGGTGTTGAATCATTTGCAGTGCCTGGCACAAAGATCAAGTTGCGGTGTGCCAAATCGGTTGCACCGCTGCTGGTCACATTTGCAGCTGAATTTCATCAACATATTGAGCCAATAGATGAAGGTCAATTGGATGATTGGGGTTATTGTTTCAGGAACACCCGCGGTTCAACTGACAAACTCAGCAATCATGCAAGTGGCACTGCCATTGATCTGAATGCAACAAAGCATCCATTGGGTCACGCTGGCACATTCACGCCAATGCAAACAGTTTTGATTGAAGCATTGTGCAAAAAATATGG